GCAACTGATCTAATGTTCTATCAACAAGCTAAAGCAATCAATGTACAATCTCCAACATTATCAAAAGAAATTGATAAAGAAATTGCTAGAGCAGTTGTTGATGATGATGAAAAGTTAAATCAAATATTTGATGAGATAGAAATTAAATCAGAAGTTGGAGAATTTACTCAAGACGAAGTTGTCCAAGAAGATCAAGAAGTAGCACAAGAGCAGATATAAAAAAGGCGACCATTAAGATCGCCTCTTTTGTTTTAATTAATTAACTATTTAATAGAATATCTTGTTGTTCTAAAAATTCTTTTTCAGAATTATAAATAATTCCACCAGAAGAAAGATATTTACCATTAGATTCTGCAATAGCCCATTTAGTAGCTTTAGCTTTTGCATCAACTTCAGTTTCTGCAAATGGTCTATACCATTCTCCTCTTTCTCTAGGAAATTTAACACCATTTAATATAACTTGAACATTATGTGCGTCCCAAGTTTTTTCGTATTTAGTTTTGATTGTTTGTTTGTTCATGCTCTCTCCTTTTTTATATATAAATCTTAGTAAAAATTGATATAAAGGTCAAATAAATTAAATCCTAGTAATTGCTAGTTTTTTTATGGAACATAATTAGAACAAATGGCAGATAAAGTAAAAAAAGCAACATTATATCGAATCAAGCAAATAGAATTAGCTGAAGCTGAGTATTATAAAACATTAATCACAACATTAGACAGAATAGAACGAGAAGTAGTTGCTACTGCATCAAGATTACCTTTAACTGATGGAAAGTTAATAGAACTTCAATCAGCTATTGCAATCAGGCCACAAATAAAAGCTATTCTTGAAAGAGAATATTTAGCATGGTCAGATACTGTTGTTAGAGAGGGTTTTAATAAACAAGCTAAACGAATTGAAAAAGCATTTAAGTCTATTGGCAATATACCTGTAGAGTTTCAAGAACTTACTAAAGGCGATCTAGCATTAATACAAAATCTAAAACAACAATATTTTACTCAGTTTAAAGATGTATCAAATACATTTACAAGAAGATTATCAGAGCAAGTTTATCAGAATACACTAATTGGTAGTGAATTTTCAATACTAGAAAAAGAACTTAGACAAACAATCAATGGCATCTATGCTAGTTCAGATGACCCAGAGATAACTAGATTAATTACTTATATTAATAGAAATCAAAACTCTGACAAACCAGAAGTACAAGCTAAAGTTGATAAGTCAGTTCAAACATTACAAAGTAAATTTGCTAGAGATAGAATTGGAAATAATATGAAAAGATATGCTGGTCAAATACTTAACGATTCATTAAGAGATTTTGATGCTACTTTGAACTTCAATAAGTCTCAAGATGCTGGTCTAACTTATGTTAAATACTATGGAGATGTAATTCCAACAACTAGGACTATTTGCAGAAATGTAATAAATGGGGTATATGATAGACGAAAAGGTGGACTTTTTACAGTTGATGAAGTCAGAAGATTATGGGCTAATCAAAGTTGGTCAGGTAAGAAATCTGGCGACCCCTTGATTGTTCGTGGTGGTTATAATTGTCGTCATCAATGGTCTTATGTCAATCCTGATTGGTATGACAGCAAAGGCGAACTAATAATATAATATAGGAGAAACAATGTCCGAAGAACAAACAAATGTTGCACAAGAAACTGCAACTGAAACTAAACAAGAAACAACAGAAACAAATACTGAAGTAAAAGCAGAAACTAAATCAAATGTTTTTACTCAAGAACAACTTGATAATATAATCAAATCAAGACTTGAAGCTGAACAAAGAAAATACGAGAAAAGACTTCAAGAAGAAGAAAAGCAAAAAGCTGAAATTCTAAAACAAAAACAATTAGAAGAAGCTAAGACTAAACAAGACTTGGAAAAGATAATGCAAGAAAGATTATCTGAAAAAGAACAAGAATTGTTAAGATATAAAAATCAGATTAAGAAAGAAAAAGTAGATAATTCAATTCTTTCTGTAGCTTCAAACAACCAAGCTATCAATCCATCACAAGTAGTTGCTTTGCTTAAAGACGAAGTTAAGTACACAGATGATGGTCGTATAGAAATAGTTGATAATAATTCTAATGTACGATATAACGCAAAAGGAGAACTTTTAACAATCGAAGATCGAGTAAAAGAGTTCTTAGACAGCAACCCACATTTCCGTAAAGGGTCTTTGTCAGGTTCAGGAAGCCAGAGTGCTGTCGGTGGTAAAACTGTTAAACCTTTTAATCTACAGGACTTGGACTTAACAAAACCAGAAGATCGTAAAGCCTATGCAGAATATAGGAAGAAACGAGACTCAGGTGCTGTTGAGATTAATTTAAACAAATAAAACTTAATAGGTAATAACAATGGCAAACGAAAGCACAAGTTCTACACTATCGGAACTATACACAGAGATAGTGGCAGAAGCACAATTCGTAGCATCTGAAAAATCCATCATGAGAAACTTAGTTAAAAACTATGCTATCACAGGTGGTGGTAAAGCAGTTGAAGTACCAGTTTATGCACAAGTAAGTGCGGCGGCTGTTGCAGAAGCAACTGATTTATCTAACACAGCGATTGACCCAAGTTCAGTTACTATAACTGCATCTGAAGTTGGTGTTATGACAACTCTAACTGATTTAGCAAGAAACTCTGCACCAAGAAATGTTGCTGGAGATATTGGTAAATTATTTGGGGAAGCATTAGCTAGAAAACAAGACCAAGACTTAACAGCTTTGTTTGATGGCTTTGCAACTGCATTAGGAGATGGTACAGGTGCTATTTCATCTGCTGTAATCTTCAATGCTCTAGCAACTCTAAGAGAAAATGCTCTTAATGTTGATGAGTGTGCAGTAGTATTACACCCTAAAATCGCTTACGATCTAAAAGCTAACTTGACTAATACTTTTGCAAACGCAAATGGTAATGACTTAGCAAATGAAGCTCTAAGATCAGGTTTCGTAGGCAGATTAGCTGGTATGAACATATTTGAAACTTCAAATATCGCTAATACTGGTACTGCTGGAGACTACAAAGGTGGTGCTATGCATAAAGATGCACTTGCAATCGCTATGATGGAAGATGTTAAAATTGAAACTCAGCGAGACGCCAGCTTACGTGCTGACGAAATCGTGGCTACGTCAGTTTATGGTGTAGGCGAGATTCATGACTCTTATGGTGTAGAATTACACTACGATTCATCTATCCAATAATAGGATATTTAGTGGGGGCTAGAAATAGCCCCTACTTTTAACAAGGAGAAACAATGGTAAAAATAATTGAAAATAAACAAACTATAAAATTACAAAGAGGGAATAGAATAATTGAAAGAGATTTAAAGCAATATCAAGACAACAAAGCTAAATGGGATTTTAGAGGTTTTAAAGTTGTTCAAGATAATGTAAAAGAAGAAAAGGTAGAACAACCTAAAAAGAAAAAAGTAGTAAGGAAGAAAAAAGATGTACAAGTGGATTTGGAAACAGATAAGAAAGAATTGGAAGTGGCTGTACAGAAAGACATGGAATAATCTTTTGTTTATAGCACCTATCGTAACTATAATTCTTTTTATAATTTATTGGGGTAAATAATGGCTAATTATACTGGTGCAGATGTAATAACTGCAAGTGATGTAACTAAATATCAGCCTGATGCTTTTGAATTTGGTATTGCATCAACAGATACTGAAGCAGTTAATTTCTTTGCTCAAACTACAAACGATATTTTTAGACAATTAAGAATAGAATGGTGGCCTGTATATAAAACAAATATCTTTACAGATATTACAGTTCTAAACACAGCAGAAATGGTTAATACAAAAGTTAATTTAGATCAGTTTGAACGAGCTGGTGTTTATCTATTTCTTGGCAGATTCTTTTTACCAGCATTAAGCAAATTTAGACCAGAAACAGAAAAAGATAGATTTGAAAGAATGGCAGAATACTACATGAGCCAATATAATATGGAATGGAGAATGATATTAGAAGATGGTGTTGAATATGATGTAGACTCCGATCAAACTATTTCTGTTAATGAGAGAGAACCTTTACATGGATTTAGAAGATTGGTCAGATAATGGCTGTATCTTTAAAAATTAAATCTAATCAAAAACAAGTAAGTAATAACTTAAAAAAGTTTCAATCTGTACTTCCTAGAATTATTGATAAAGGACTTAAACAAGCTGGATTTCAATTATTAGATATTATTAGAACTAAAACACAAAAAGGTATTGATTTTAGAGATAGACCTTTTGCACCATATTCACAAGGTTATTTAAAAAAATTAAACAAAGAGGGTAAATCAACAAAAGTAGATTTATTTTATACTGGTAGAATGTTAGGAAGTTTAACTCCTAATTCTACTGTTAAAAAATCTGGTAAAAATAAAGTTTCATTAGCATTTAATAATTCTCAAATGAGACAAAGAGCATTATTTAATCAAGTATTGAATGACCCTAAAAGAGAATTTTTTGGCTTTAATAATAGAACAGAAAAGATTATACAGAGAACATTCAACAAGTTTGTAGAAAAAGAATTAAGAAAGTTTAGAATATGAGCATAAGAGAAAATATAGCATCTGATTTATTAACAACTATTTCTGGTATATCTAGCCCAGCAATTAAAAAAGCTACTAGACAACCATTTATATTAGACGAATTATCTGAGCAACAATACCCAGCAGTAATAGTACAAACATCTGAAGAAAATAGAGATGATGTTGAATTAGGTTCTGGTGCTAGAACTAGAACAGGTACTATTGATTTTGTAATTCTAGGTTTTGTTAAAGGTGCAGAAGTTAATATAGATACCAAAAGAAATGAATTAATAACAGCTATTGAAACTGCGATAGAAAGTGATATTACGAGAAATGGTAATGCACTTGATTCGGAAGTCATACAAGTAGAAACTGACGAGGGTAGTTTATTTCCTGTTGGTGGAATAAGAATGACGATCAGGTGTATGTACGAATATCAAGCTGGAACACCATAGGAGATAAACAATGAGTGAAAAACTATTAAACAAGATACTTAAAAAAGTAGATCAAATAGAAAAGATGCACGATAAAGAGTCTATTCTATGCGAAGAAGTCAAAGACTTAATCGAAGAAATCAAAGAAAATACTTTGGAAGATGACAGTAAGTCATGGGAAGAAGAAGATTTAGATGATGAAGAATTTGATGAAGACGAAGAAGAAGATATTGACGAAGAAGACGATAAATTGTAAAAGACTTTATGGCTAAAGATATTAAATTATATAAAGGTAATTCTGAAGTTATTATTAACGAAAGTAACCTTGACCATTATTTAAGACTTGGCTATAAGCAAGAAAAAGAAACTAAATCAAAATCTAACAAGGATAAAAAGACATGGCAACACATCACGGAAAAGAAGGAGTTGTAACAGTTGGTGGAACTGAAATGGGCGAAGTTACTT